AATGCAAATACGCATCAATGAAAACGGCTATGTTCAAAGCTATGCCGAAATAGGGAATCTAACAAACGGAATAGAAATTGAAGCACCTTCTGACCTTGAACACTTTGAAGTGAACTTCGAAGCCTATCAAGTAAAAGATGGTGTTCTTATTTTTGATGAAGATAAACGCTTACAACTTGACAATCAGCATATCCTTGATGACCTTCGTTTTGAGAGAGAACAGCAGTGCTTTCCAATTATTAACAGAGGCCAACTATGGTATGAGATGCTTTCAGAAACGCAAGTTGCAGAACTTCAATTGTGGTATCAAGCCTGGCTTGATGTTACAGAAACCTTGCTAATACCGGAAAGACCCGGTTGGCTAACATAAGGAAATTAGGTACTCGTCCAGGGTGCCTTTTTTTAATATAAAAAATTTTTGTCAAAGGAGGCAAAAAACTATGAAAAACATCTGGACAGTAATTCAAGCAGCATTCACAGCTTTCGGTGGAGTCGTAGGTTGGTTCCTCGGAGGCTTTGATGGTTTCCTTTATGCCCTCATTGCCTTTGTGGTAATCGATTATGTGAGTGGCATTATGGTAGCCATCAGCAACAAAACCCTCTCAAGCAGAGTAGGTTTTACGGGCATCTTCAAAAAGGTGCTTATTTTCCTACTCGTGGGTGTAGGCAATATCCTTGATGTTTACATTCTCGGTGATGCAGGGGTTCTTCGCTCGGCAGTTATCTTCTTCTATCTGTCGAATGAAGGTATTTCAATTCTTGAGAACACGGCAACTCTCGGTATGCCTTACCCCAAGAAGCTCAAGGAAATTCTCGAACAGATTAACGAAGAAGAGAAAGACGAGGAAAACAGCAATGGAACTGAAGAAACAGATTCTCACTAACAACGCCTGTTACAAGGCGAATCAGAAAATCAAGGTCAAAGGCATAATGGTTCATTCAACCGGGGCTAATAACCCCTGGTTGAAGCGTTATGTCGGTCCTGATGATGGTTACCTTGGTGTAAACACCTATGGTAACCACTGGAATACTTATACCCCCGGTGGCAGACAGATTTGCTGTCACGCTTTTATCGGTAAACTCAAGGATGGCAGCATTGCGACGTACCAAACATTGCCTTGGGACCACAGAGGCTGGCACGCAGGTGGGGCTGCCAACAACACACACATCGGCTTTGAAATCTGCGAGGATGGTCTTACCGATAAGACCTACTTCAATAAGGTTTACAAAGAAGCTGTTGAACTCTGTGTATATCTCTGCAAACTCTACGGTCTTACAGCTGATAACATTATCTGCCACAGCGAAGGTTATAAGAAAGGTATCGCTACTAACCACGGTGATGTTATGCATTGGTTTCCCAAACATGGTAAGTCTATGGATACCTTCAGAGCAGACGTCAAGAAAGCTCTTGATGCAGATAAAAAGACCGAAACATCAACTACAACAAAGCCTGCGACACCTACAACGGGAACAACCACCACCTCGAAGGCTACATTCAAGGAAGGCACAAAGGTCGCATTTAAGGAATCTGCAAAGAAGTACAATCCTTCTTCTTCTACTATTCCCGAATGGGTAAAGGATGATTATTACCACATCGTTACACAGACCAAGTCGAATGGCAAGGCTGTGAAGAAGGGCGGCAAGACTTGTGTTCTTCTCGGTGAAAAGGTTAATAAAAAGACCGGAAAGACCGAGGATGGTATTAACACCTGGGTAGCTATTGAAAATCTCACGCTTGTGGGTAAGACTACAACCACAACTACAACCACTCCTGCGTATACTACTTACACAGTGAAAGAAAATGATACCCTTTGGGATATTGCCAAAGCCAAGCTCGGCAGCGGTTTAAGATATACCGAAATTGTAAAGCTCAACAATCTCAAGAACGATACAATTTATGAGGGTCAGAAACTTAAAATCCCCAACTAACCATTACGCCCATCGTGCCTTAACCGGTTCGGTGGGCGTTTTTTTTTTGTTTTGTGAGTCCGTTTTATAGGACTTGACTATCTACTAACGCACACACCTATTGATTTCGCTGAAAAAAATTATATAATTAAAGTATCAAAGAAAACGGAGGCTTATTATGGCTACGAAAGAAACTCCTGACAATGCAACAGAAATTTCTGCAGAGTTACACCCAATGGCTCAAATAGTTGTTGATGCCCTTGGTAAATCACCCGTTGAACTTAACAAAGGAAAAAAGTCAAAAATAAAAGAGATTTTTCCCATTCCAAGAGAGCAACAGATATTGTGGGCAGATGCAGAGTTTGATTTGCGCCCAAGTGGTATAGTCTGCACCGATGAGGGCGTTTTCATAAAAACCAATGTTGATGTTATAGCCAAAAAGGTAAAAAACAAAGATGGTAAAAAGGAAAAAGCAAAATCGCACCTTTTCTACTATCGTTGGGAGGATTTTGAGCCATCTTGGTTCGTTAGTGATGACGCTGAAGAAAACAGAGCCTTGATGGTTGAACCCCAATGTACAGAACATTTTATAAATGGATGTAAATCTTTAGCCGAATCAAGCAAAGCAACCGATGAGCCCGACGCTTTTGATTTCCTTATGGAAGACCGAGACATCGAAGAATTACTTGCTAAAGTTGTACCTCTTGATGTCGCTGCGTGGCAATCAGCAGATTCAGCAGTTTTTGTTGAACAGAAGTCTGCTATCAATTCTCCTGCCGGACATGGTGAAATGGCGGAAGAAGCAATTACAATAATGGATAAAATGTTGGGGCATGAGGCTTTTGTTATAGGTAGAGATAATGCAAAAGATGGTGCTGACCGTTGGGTAGACAGAGCTTTTATACAGACAAAATACTACAAATCAGCAACAGGCTCTTGCGAGGCTTGTTTCAGTAGCGAAACAGGAATGTATCGTTATATGAATGGTAATAAGCCTATGCAGCTTGAAGTTCCCAAAGACCAATACGAGGCTGTCCTTAATAGGTTTGAAATGAAAATCAAGCAAGGAAAGGTTCCAGGTGTTACTGACCCTGCTGATGCAAAAAAGATTGTTCGCAAAGGACGATTAACATATAAACAGGCTGTAAATCTCACAAAGCCTGGCACGGTTGAATCTATTGCTTATGATGCTGCAACCGGAGCCGTTATTTGTAGCTGTGCTTTTGGTATAACCTTCGTTGCTACAGTTTTTCTTACCTGGCGCAGAACCGGGGATATTAAGGAGGCTGTTAAGGCAGGTGTTTCTGCCGGTCTTCAAGTGTTCGGTATTTCTTTCGTTCAACATATGGTTGTTTCGCAGATTGCAAGAACGGGACTTGCCAACGCATTAATGGCCCCAAGTCAGTTTGTTGTTCAAAAGTTAGGTTTCCAGGCATCAGCTACTATCGTAAATGGCATAAGGGCGCTGTCCGGTAAAAGTGCAATTTATGGTATTGCCGCATCAAAACATTTAGCAAAAATTCTTCGAAGCAATGCTGTAACCTCGGCTCTTTCTTTTGCCGTTTTTTCAATTCCTGAAACATATAAGGTTGCTTCAAGAAAAATTTCTGTGGCGCAATATGCCAAAAATATGTCTGTACTTATTGGCTCTATCGCAGGTGGAGCTGGTGGTGCTTTAGCCGCCGGGGTTGTTGCCGCCAAAGTTGCGGGGGCAGCCGGAACAGCTGTTGCTCCCGGTGTAGGAACAGCAGTCGGAATCGTTGGTGGTTTTGTTGGTGGTATGGTAAGCTCGAAAGCCATAGACCTCGTGGGCGATGCGCTACGAGAAGATGATGCTGAAATAATCGGCAGACTTTTCAATGCAGTAGTATCGTGCTTAATTGGTGAATATTTGCTCGATGCCACTGAAATGGATAAGCTCATCGAAAAGCTCGATGAAATTCCACAAAAAGAATTCAAGCCGTTGTTTGGTAAAATATTAAAAGCAGAGAAACAAGAAGAAACCATCCGTGTTTTTCTTACCCCTTACTTTGACTCCGTTATAAGTGAGAGAGAACCCTTCGCCTTACCTTCGGGTGAAACAATTCTTGAAGCGATGGTTGAAGATTGCACAGAGGAAACCAATGCCTGATCTAAACGATTTTTATGCTTTTAAGATGACATCTTCCAATAACGGAGGCAGTAATAAAAGCGGTGGAAATGGTAGTGGTGAGAATGCGAACCTTTTAGTTTGGATAGTTGCTATTATATGTATTTTATGGATTGTCGGGAAATTGTTCTGATAATACCGATTCGGATACCCATTAAGGTGTAAAAACCTCGATGGGTATATTTTTTTACCCATTTTTATAAAAAAATTCTGAAAACAGCTATAAAACACCCTGACAAAAACTCTCTTTTTCTCCATATGGTGAAGGAGGTGCTGTTATGACCGAACTTGAAGAAAAAAAGATATGGGATTTACGCTCCAAGGGTAAAGGCTATAAAGCAATCGCAATTGAGCTTAATCTTCCTACCGGAACCATAAAATCATATTGTACCCGAAATAAGGTCGGCAGTGGCAAATGCAGATATTGTGGTGAACCTATCGTTCAAACACCAGGCAGAAAGTCGAAAAAATACTGTTCAGAGGAGTGCAAAACAAAATGGTGGAATCGAAATAGAAAAATAATAAAGCATCGATTTATTAAACCTAAGTTCTGTGAACATTGCGGACAGAGTTTTTTGCCGATTAAACGTCCCTCACAAAAATATTGCAGCCGTGACTGCTACCTTGACCACATAAGAAAGGGTGAAAACGATGTTAGATCTGAATGAGAAGAAAAATGCGTACATTGTTACGATGTCTTTGGCTAAATCTATGCTTGAAAAAGGCATAATAAACGAAGAAGAGTACGACAAAATTGATACAATTATGCTCAAAAAATACGGCTTAAATTCGTGTACTTTATGTTTGTAATTTACTGGATAATAATAGATAACAGAGGTAATATGTGTCATACCAAGGAGGTGATTTTTGATGGAAAGAGTAATTGAACGGGTAGCGTTTGATACATTGAGCATTGCAAGGCTAAAGAAAGTTGCTGCGTATACCAGGGTGTCTTCTGGTAAAGATGCAATGCTTCATTCTTTGGCAGCACAAATCAGTTATTATAACAGTTTCATACAGTCCAACCCCGAATGGTCTTTTGCCGGAATTTATACCGATGAAGCAATCAGCGGTACAAAGGTTAATCGTGAAGGGTTTCAGAGGATGATTGATGACTGCCGAAAAGGAAAAATTGATATGATAGTAACCAAGTCCATATCACGATTTGCTCGCAATACGCTGACCTTATTGCAGACGGTTCGAGAGCTAAAAGAACTCGGTGTTGATGTGTTTTTTGAAGAACAGAACATTCATACAATGAGTGGTGCTGGAGAATTGCTCCTCACCATCCTTGCATCGTTTGCCCAGGAAGAGAGTCTTTCTGTGAGCCAAAACCAAAAATGGAGGGTGAAGCAGAATTTTGAAAAAGGACTGCCCTGGAACTGCACAATGCTCGGCTACAGATGTAAAAATGGTGAATTTGAAATTGAACCAAAAGAAGCTGAAACAGTAAGGTTTATTTTCACTTCTTTCCTTGATGGTATGGGGCTTGAAGCTATAGCCCAAACGCTGAATTTACAAGGAGCAAAAACAAGACATGAGAAACCCTGGGGTAAATCAAGCGTAAGGTGCATTCTTCAAAACCTTTCTTATACCGGAAATTTGATGTTGCAGACAACATACATAGAAAACCACATCACAAAGAAAAAAGTATATAACAATGGTGAAAAGCAGCAATATTATGTTGAAAACAGTCATCCGGCTATTGTCAGCCAGGAAGAATTTGACCTGGTTCAAGCAGAATTAATACGGAGAGCTGACAAGCATTCACCAAAGGGAAGAAAAAAGAACCTTTATACTTTTTCGGGATTGCTTGTTTGTGGCAACTGCGGTGACACCTATAGAAGAAAAGTGACGAGCAAAAGAGTAGTTTATATTTGCAACACTTATAACACCAAAGGAAAAAGCATCTGTGCTTCAAAGGCTATCCCGGAAGAGACGCTGAAAACCTTAACCTTGGATATCCTGGGTATAGATTTTTTCGACGAAGAATACATCAAGGCACAGATTAAGCAAATTAAAATTGAAAATAACTATAAAGTAGTTTTTTTCTTAAAAAACGGAGATGCGGTCACGAAAACCTGGGTCCCTATTTCACGAAAAGACAGTTGGACACCTGAAATGAAAGAAAGAGCAAGACAAGCTGAATTGATGAGAAAAGGAGCACACAGATGAAAGAAAGAATAGTTCAGATAATACCAGCCATAAAAGACCCAAAAACAAGAAGATTATTAGCTGAAAACAAACGAAGAAAGGTTGCAGCTTACGCTCGTGTTTCAACTGACAGCGAGGAACAAAAAACGAGTTATGTTGCCCAAATAGATTATTACACTAACTATATTAATTCCCATGAAGACTGGGATTTCGTAAAAGTATACACCGATGAGGGTATTTCAGGAACGAACATTAAAAAGAGATACGGATTTCAAGAAATGATAGATGATGCTGAAGCAGGCAAAATCGACCTCATTGTAACCAAATCAATTAGTAGATTCGCAAGAAATACCGTTGATACTCTTACAACCGTTAGAACGCTTAAGGAAATCGGTGTTGAGGTGTTTTTTGAAAAAGAAAACATCCATACCCTCGACACAAGCGGTGAACTTCTTATAACAATTATGTCCTCAATTGCACAGGAAGAAAGCAGGTCAATTTCCGAGAATATTACTTGGGGCCAAAGAAAGCGATTCGCCGATGGTAAGGTTACACTTCCGTATAGCCACTTCCTTGGGTTTGAAAAAGGTAATGGTGATTTTCCAATAGTTAACGAAAGCCAGGCAGTAATTGTGAGAAGAATATACAAGGAATTCTTGAATGGAAAAACTCCTTGTATGATAGCAAATATTTTAACCCAAGAAGGGATACCTACACCGGCGGGAAAAACCAAATGGCGTCCTTCCACAATTTCAAGCATTTTGCAGAATGAAAAATACAAAGGTTCGGCAATATTGCAAAAGGAATATACCTTGGATTTCCTTACGAAAAAAATGAAAAAGAATGAAGGCGAAGTTCCGCAGTACTATATTGAACACAGCCACGAAGCTATTGTTTCCCCTGAAATCTTCGAAGCAGTTCAACTGGAATTAAAGAGAAGAAAAGAAATGGGAAAAAGTTACAGTGGTAACAGCATTTTTTCAACTCGCATAGTTTGCGGTGATTGT